TATCGATTGTACGCAATGACACTCCCTGTCGCTAAAGTGATTTCTTCAAACGCACCATACAATGCTGTATTTGCGCTAAGGGTAAGTGGAGATGAACCACTCGCAGTAATGTCAGATATGCCCTCAATGTTTCCACTAATGCTTGTAATGGTTGTATCTTCCATAGCCACGATACTAAACCATCTGCCTGTGTGGGATGCGGTGTCAGATATAAACTTTCCTCCGTTTAGCCCTACTCCTCTATATTCGTTTGCCATAATTAGTAATGTGTTTGGATCGTTGATCCGTAGGTTGTAAATTGTATGTGTTGTTGTTGGCCTTGCTGGCGTTCGAGTTTATCGAGTTCAGCAAGTAAAATACCTTCGGCTTGTTGTTGGATAGCCATTGCCTTTTCAAGTTGCCCGTCTGCGGTAAGGTAGTCGGAATACGCTCCCGTAACGACATATTCGGAAAATATGTACGGAAAGTCTGTATCGCTCGACACATAGTCCGTGAAAGGTGAGCGATATAATACATAGACAGGTGCGGTGCTTGCACGATTTATGAGTACAATATTTGCGTAACTTACAGATGAATACTCAATACGATAAGGAACCTCACTCGGACTGCCTGATGCGTATGGGTCTTTCTCTGTAACTCTTAGTATTTCACCAATACTTGATCCGTAATCAAGTATACCCATTACTACTGCCTTGGCTTCTGCACCTGAGCCTCCTCCGCCACTAAATGTAATAGTTGGTGCAGTAAGGTAACCTGTTCCATTGTTCGTTACCGCAACCCCATTTACCTGTCCATCTGCATTAATGGTCGCGGTGGCTGTGGCACTTCCACTAACTGTTACGGTTGGTGCGCTTGTGTATCCACTCCCGCCATTGGTTACATTGATTGATCGTACCTGGATGTCAGGCAACTTTGGTTCGAGTCGTATGGTATCGGGCCATCTTGCCCGTTCCCAAGCTAACCTACCAAAACGATTAAAACTCCGTACTGCCGCACCTTCTTCCTGTGTAAGAAGACTATCCACGCCAACCATGTGTTTAAGGTTGGTGAGTAGTGTGCTTACGGGTACTTGCCTCATGCGAAACTCTTAGAGTTAAAACTAGGTGTGGTAAGTGTCTTTGATTTAAATGATGGGTTTTTTGATAAGAACCCTTTGATGAATGATTTATCCCCCCAGCATCCTCGTTCTTTTTGATGCCAGCGAAAGTACTCGCGAGCCGGGATACTTGCCTTGAGTTGTCCAAGTCCATCTGTCTTGGCTACACCCATTGCCTCATTCTCTCTCATAGCCATTTTTTCTCGCATGACTGATTCGTGTTCTTCGAGGTCAACCTCGTAACGCAAGTAACGATCCAAGTTCTTCATAAACTGAGATCCGTTTCCTTCTTTCCACTTTGGTATGAGTAAATTTGCCATGCTTAATATTTAAAGAGATTAGGGAGAGGCCCGCTATGCAGACCTCCCCCCAATAATGAACAAACAATTAGTTTATTTTTCCGTGTGCTTTAGGAGCAAGACAAGCAAGTCCAGCAATCGTCTCACAGAAACCTCTGCGTCCGCCACCTTTGTTCTCAAGCTCAGAAGAAGACTCAGCTTTGAGCATGTTTACGGCGATGTACTCAGGGTCTACAAGTAAACCAGCATTGGTATCAACGGTGTCCGATCCACTTGTTCTATTTAGAAACAAGGATGGCACTACTGCAACCGATCCAAAATCTCCGTCATATAGATTAACTACTAAGGAGATAGACTTGGACTCAGCGGGTTGTGTTACCTGGAAGTTTAACGCTGTGGTTGTACCTTCTTGACGAGCGAAGTTAGAGATATCGCGCTTCAAGGTAGGACCAGCAATTAAGGTAAGTTGTCCACCAGGCATTCCGTTTGCTGTGTAAAGATCTTGAAGCAATCCATTCATATTAGCCTCGGTAAATGCATTACTACCAAGGGATACACTTGCGACTGATTGATATGCGGCGGGGATATCACCTGGTTGTCCACCTTCGCCTAACCACTTGAACAATCCGCGAGTCTTGTATGGTGTACTTCCACCAGCGTCTTGCTGGCGATCTTGTGACGAACAAAGTGCCGCTTCAATATCGCGCTTCATTTGCCGTACAGCTTTTCCTTCGGCGTTTGCAAATTCAGAATCCACGCCAGCCACATCGACTAATTCCTGGATGTTTGAGACTTGGTAATTCTGACGAAATACTTGTACATGATTTCCAAGTTTTGCACGGTTTGCTACTTGGTTAGTAAAGCTAGTCTCGTCAGCACCTTCAAGTACTCCAGCAAATGCGGGCGTACTGAGTTCATCGGTCTGCCACTCAAAGAATGTGCCGTTTGCTTTTCCCTTTTTTGCGAGCGAAAGCAACGGTGTGCGTTCTGGCTCTAAGATGGTTAATACATCAGAAAGTGACTCTCTGTTTGATCCGAGCGGAGTTCCGCTAGTGTGTGATTTAGTTAATGCCATAATTTATTTCCTCCTTGGAATTTAAGTTTTATTTCTAAGTTTAAGATATACTTGGTAGTCTGTCATCGAGCCTGTGCGGTCGAACTTTGCCTTCGCCGCTTGCAGAGCTTTCGTTTTATTCGCCTGTGGTGTCTTAGGTCGCGATGTACCAGCTTCCGTACTTGCCATTGGTGCTTTCGGTTTTGCAGTTGGTTTAGCCTTTTGGCCTTGCCTTTCAGATACTGCATTAATCCCCTCAACAATTAAACCTAACGCAAAGTTAGAATTTGGCATGTAATCGAGGATTGGTTTCAACGAAGGATCACCTTTTAGTTGCATGAACTGCTGATACCATGAGCTACTCTCATCACCCAAGAATGCAAATGTATCCTTGGCTTGCTGATTAGCGTTTTCGCGCTGTTGTAGCCATTGTTGCCTAGCGGGGGCATCCTTACGCAGAGTCTTATTCGCGTTTGCTTTTATGCGGCGTAACTCAGATTTAGTGTAAGTTGTATCCCCATCCTTTACCACATACTCATTGCCGTTATCATCGTACTCCACTTCGTTGTCGATATGCTCATCTACCCAATCTAAAAGGGTGGTGAGTTGCTCGACTTCTTTTTGGAGCGACTGGGCATCATTGATGTTGTGAAAGGCATTATCCTTGAGGAACTCAGGTAATTCGACACTAGCGGGTGCTTGCTGGGCTTCTTCAGCTTTTGCTTGCAGTTCCGCATTCTCTGCGAGTAGTGCCTTTTTCTGAGCGGTGAGTTTTCCAAATCGCTTGACGGCAGATGCATTCAGCGCCTTTGCGAGATCTCGTGACTCATCCTCGGATAGGTTATCCAGGTCGATATTGAACTTGTTGAGAACATCCGAAGGTTCTGCGGGCGGCGAAGATTCCTCTTCTTCCACTTGCTCCTCTTCGACAGACTGTGAGTTTTCCTCTAAGACATCTGTAGGCTCCGCAGTTTGGTCAGCGGGTTCATCCGTCTCTTCGGTAAGTTCGGGTAATTCTTCCTGTGGTTGCTTGCTTTTCAGTAACTGATCTGCAAATTCTGCCATCGAAAGGTTGCCCTCACTTGCATTTGTATTTTCCACGGAATTTTCAGAGGATTCCGAGATAACCTCTTTGGTTGCTGTTTCCATAAGTCAACAAGGCTTAGTAGCCTAGTGTAGCAAAATGTAGCTACTTGTAGAGCAAATGGCAACAAAAAGCCCCCACGGCTAACCCATAACCGTAGGGGCATGGATACTATTCACAATTACAAGTTATAGAAATTATCTAACTCTTCATCGATTGCTTCGAGCTTTCCTGTGAAGTGAAAGTGTAAATTTTGGTTCTCGATATTCTTGCGATTTTGTAGCTCACGGATGGTTTCCTCCCGCATTGCTTCGCGTACCTCGATATACTTTTTAAAGTGTGGTTCTTTTTTAAGGAAGGTAAGTGCGTTAATTGCTTCTTGAGCATTTACTTCGTGGTATTTTTTCCGTCTCACTTCTTCTTGCGTGCTGTCTTTGCGGCTTTTTTAAATGCCTTGGCTGTTGGTGCGCCCTTGCTTCCGGGTTTGCGCATGCGTTCCTTGGAACCCGCTTTTATGCGTTTTCGTTTAGCGTGTATGTTTTTGTAAAGGCTCATATCACCATTTCTTACAGGACCAAAAACCCGCTGTTAGTTTAGACTTCTTTTCATCGCACTTATGTCGCGCTCGGAAGGACTTACGCCGTGCGGGTATGTTCTTCTTGATGGACATGTCTGGGTCTCCAAAGCGTACAAGACGAACCGTATCCTTCTCCTTAGCGAGTACGGCAAACTTCTTAGACTTACCAGGAGTTCGCTTAGGTTTGTTATATCCTGAGAATCTTTCTCCACGATAAGTTATGCTCATGCGGCACTAGATGTTTGTCCAAATTGTGTGGGTGCGGCCCCTAGTCTGCCAATCGTAGCGTTTTGCTTTTGTTGAATCTGCATTTGGCGCTGTTGCATATATGTCTTGATACGCTCTTGCATTGCCGGGTCTTGTTGGGCTTTTTGCTGGATGTCAGGCTGTTGTAACCATGATTGGAACACTTGGAGTTTCATCTCGTGTGCATCGTTCTCACGCACATTGGGTGGTACTCCCGCCGCAAGTTCGGCTATGGCTTGGCGTTCTTCCTCGACTGCTTTCTGTGTGGCAGTTTCCTTTGGTAAAATAATCTTCTCTGACATACCAGGCATGATCTGTCCGATTGCAAGCGATAGGAGTTGCTCGGTATCAACCACACCATTCTTATCCATTGTGGATGATATCTGCCCAATCGTCTTTACCCGTTCGAGCATTTGCTCAGGGTCTTGTGTGGCCACATCGTACTGCATGTAAAAATCAAATCGTTCACCCGCCCTACCCTTTGCGTACTTCTGCATATCCTGTACACCTGTCACGCGAAAGTATTCTTCGTTTGGTCCATACTGTTGGTACAGGCTATAGACTTGATCCATAACATACTTCATATGGTGAAGTACTTTATTAATGAAATGTTGTTGCTTGATTTGCGACTCTATGGGATCGACACCTGGCGCATTGTTACCCATGTAACGGTCAAACATTTCCTGTACTAACCTACGAACTTCCACGGAACCAGCATCGTAGCGTGGGGTATCCGCAAAACGAATCTCTCCAGGTGTACGATAAGGAATACGAACTCCCGGACCCCACTTTGATGGGGATCTACCAAGGGGATGTTCTATTGGTGGAATCGTACTTAAACTTTGACGATCAATCGATGCATCGTACTCAACCTTGGTTACCTGTTGGAATGGTTCACCAACTTCGGGAATTGATCGCGAAGAGTATAACCGTTTGGATGTCTTCTCGTAAGTACTTACAATAAAGGGATATCCACCATGACCATAATCCATGAGGGTATGCTTGGCATAGAGGTCGGCTACTTCATTACAAAATACTGTGCAGTAAATACCAGGTACATCATCTTCATCAAGTAAACGCTGGTAGCAATATACGATACGAATAGTTTCGTCATCATCGCGAAGTATCTCGTCTTGTAAGCTAAGGTTATGGGTATACACATCATTCTCGCCTACATTCGCAGACTCGATTGCTTTCTCCACAAACTCTTCATCCCAACCTTCGTTATGTATCTTTGCCCGAAGTTGTTCCGGTGTCATGTTTAGCACATGAAATACATAAGGAGCTTCTTGTGGATCGATAGTGTAGTTAGGCCAAAAAACATCCTCGTCAGGTGCAAGTGCCTTGATGCGCGGACGACTTACAACCCTACGGAGGACAGGGACTGTGGTTTCTCCCTCCTTGCGCAACTCTTTAAGCATTGCTCGTGCCTTTGTTTTTGAGACATCGAACTGCTCGGCTATAGCCGCAGATAACTCTTCGTCCATACTGCCATCGCCAATAGCTTCTGCAATTTGTGGAAGAGCCATTGCAATCTCATCTAGTTTAATGGACTGCTGTTGCTTTAGGTCTTGTTGCTCGTAGTACACATAGTGAACCATCATTCCTTTTTCAAAGAAGTGATTGAGTCCGAGTTCTACTTGCTCATAAAAATCGTCCATCTTGGTATTAACCAACCAGCGAACAAACATTGAAATTACATTTGCCCGTGCAATATCATTAGACTCGACAGGAGTTGCAACTAGGTGGGCTTGACGAATGGCGTTTAACGACATTGCCACACACTTGTTTACCTGGTTATCAACTAATCTTATCTCTTGATCAGATGCACCATCCCAAGGAAATACCTCACCTGTCTGACTATCAGCAGAATGTTTTTTAAAGTCATTAGACTTTCCCGCCCATATGCAATTACGGACATCGTAGTCGCGTTGCCTACGGTCTATCCATTCACCAAGGTCCGACTGTGTCTCACGGTAAGTAGTCCGCAGATAATTGATATCGGGTTCCTTGGAGACGAACAATAGTTCAGGGTCTGAGGAATTATGCATGCGTAGTTAAATGTAGTCTTTTGTCCTTGACTAGTCAATCTAATAGCCACCACCACCTGTGCATTGAAGGCTTGAGTTTGATATATGATCTGCACCACTTACCAATAAGTAACGGATACAGTCGATTTGATCCTTAAAATGTTCGGTCCGGGATTGCCCACTATACTCAAGTAGTGAAGTAATAGTGTTGTCACATCTATCTGATACATAGAGCTTTGGGCGATTACTAATAGTCAAAGGCTCAGTATCGTCCCATGATAACGCATCATTTATCTTAGCAATACCAGCCTCGATATCCACACCAGGTGCGGGACGAAATACAAAATTTAGGTTAGCCATTTGGTTGATGATATTACTCTCACCCTCCTTTGTCCGCACCGTGGCGGCTCCCATTCGTGGATCGACAATGCGTTCAAAGATATCCTCACCATCCTCCAAATCCTCGAAGTGATTTCGGTAATCTTCGTAACCCCACCCTAGTGGACGCTGTGCGGGTCCAGGTTTACCCACACTCTTACCCAACGCATTAGTGTGAGGTAATGCCCATTGCCCCATCGTGCTATCGGGGAACTCACGGTAAATATATATCCGTCCATCGGGCATGACACCCGCCCATATCGCCACCCACGGCTTGCTCCCGCCAGGGTCACATACGAAATAGCGGGTACAAGCCAAAGAAGGATCGGCAATGAAGGGGATCTTCTCATGTGGGACAATGTTCGTTTCGCGATTGAACTTGGGAAAACGCCCCTCCATTGCCTTGGACGGTATGCCATAGAGACGGGCCAACTTCACCTCTAATGGTTGCTTGGAGTATGTGCGAATCAACTCCTGTCCATCTATAAAAGGCGATTGATCCGTATGAAAATAATAAATCCTACAGTTTGGCCAATTCGCACAAATCTGTTCGGTTGGGACTTCTCGATCTAGTAGCTCTGAGTATCTCGTACTAACCGTCTCTGCTCCCTTGAGTAAACTATTGATCAATGGTGTCCAGCCTTGAAGGGTCGTAAAGGTAAGGATTAATCGACCGTGGTAATCCACCGTTCTTCCGAGCAATGTATTGAAGATACTTTCGGGAACCTCTTCATCAAGATGAATTGCGTGTGCAGACCAACCCTCAAATATCTGAGGGTCTGCCATATACTGCCTGTAATTATTAAAATATATTGTACTTCCACGCTCTGCACCCGGAGCAGTTGGAGGAAGGATTGCCTTGGCAGAGTTAAATCCATTCTTCTGATTGTACTGCAAGCTATGGTTCTCACTCTTCTTCTTTGCACGCTTGTATCGTGCTGGTAAGTTCTGCCAAATATACTTCTGTGCATCAGAGATCGAACGCTCCTCGGTAACATGCATCGAACGAATCTCAGCTTCGGGAATAGACTGTGCCAAGTGTACAAGCATACGAGAAGCGAACATCGTCTTTGAACTCCGGTTTCCGCCGAGGCAGACATGAATCTTTGTATCCTTCCAATTATCCA